GCACAAGAGGGAGTTATAACTGAAATACAGAAAGGGCAACAAGCACCCTTTACTGGTGTCCTAATGGATGCCAAAGCAGCAGCCAAAGTTCTAACAGAGCAGAAATACACCGCAGAAGAGTGTAGGCTGGAAATGGATAGAGAGATAGAAATATTAAAAGCCAAGTTAGAACTAGATCTCAAAATCAGTGAGATCAAACTAAGCTCGGCAACCGACAAATACACAAATCTTCTCAATATAAAAGACGAGGAGAACAAGCGACTGCAAGAACTAGCGCTAGAAAGACCAAATGATAACAGCCATTGGTGGCTTGCCGGTGGTGTGCTTGGTGGTATAGTTCTTTCCATAGCAGTCTTTGCAGTCGCCGTGGAGATCAAGGACTAATGGCAGGTATCGGCAAGTATAGTCACTCAAAACTTGTATCTATAATAAAACAAGTTCACACCAAAGAAGATGAAGACCATGGAGATCTTAATCCGGCTGGATCAAATACACATTTGCAATTTAACAGTAATGGATCCTTTGGGGGGATATCCACTTTTACTTTTGATGGGACAGACCTGTCTGTAGCTGATGATGTTAAGTTAAAATTTGGAACCAACAGCGATTCTCACATAGAATACAATGAAAATGGCGACGACTTTTTAGTAATATCTGGCTCATCACAAGGCGTTGTTTTATCTGGGTCTACAATACAAATAGATGGAACGCTAGAGGGTGCTTCTCCACTTAAGATCGGTGGAGAGGTGCAATTTGTTGGCGGAGGTGGAGCAGCATTTAATTTTGGTCCAAATAACGAAGCAAAAATACTCTTCCAAGACTCCCCAAGCAATGCTCTGGTAATATCAGGCAGTTCTGCCAATGGAGGACTGACTATATCGGGTTCATCTGTGAATATAGGATGCTTCGTTGGCATCGGCGTTGGAGAGGGCAATGTAACACATGCCTTAACTTTGCCAAACAGCAGTGATGCTAGTGGACAAGCTAAAGCAAATGCCTTTTTTACATACTCTTCAAAAAGATACAAAAAGGATGTTGAGCCTCTTGAGTCTGCAATCAATACAATCAGTAAACTTCAGGGCGTATCATACAACTGGAAAGATACTGGAAAAAAAGACTTTGGATTTATTGCCGAGGATGTTGGAAAAGTAATACCAGAGATTGTGGAGTGGAGTGCGGATCCTCAATATGCCAATACAATGGATTATACTAGAATTATTTCGTTTTTGGTTGAGGCTGTTAAAGAACAGCAAAATAAAATAGATCTTTTAGCTAAAAAGTTAGATAATCTTAGTATATAATTGAATCAAATGAAAAGCAAAGACTTAAATTATATCGCTAAATTAGAAAAGGCAATTGCTAACAAGTATGGTCAAGAGGCAATTCAGAATCCCAGATCTGGTTGGACAGAAGAAAAAGAACTTTCTTACCTAGATCAAATCAAAGAAAGATATAAAAAAGACACCAAACAAAGGGAAAGTACTGAAAAGATTCACAAAGATGGTTTTTTCGTATCAAAAAAACTACTTACTAGAGACGAAGATCGTGTTTGTCCTGCTTGTTTTGAATATTCCTTTAATTTGAGGGACGATTTGTACATGAGCAAGTACGACTGCTGCCACAAGTGTTACGTGCATTTTGTCGAAGGCAGAGAAAACCGCTGGATGGACATAGACCAAAGAGTAGAGTTTTTAGGAAACTTTTATAAGGGGAAAGATAATGGCTAATATTTTAGATGTTGTTCAAACAATCCAAAACATAGTGGCGCAAAAAGGATATGACGGCGCACTCGGCGAAGATGGTCAGCCTGTAAAGATGGGCTTGAGAAGAGAGGTGGATAATGTTGTAACAGACAGTAGGCTCGTGGATGGATTTAAAGTCCGGTTTCAGGGCAACAAGATGATCTTAAGCTATTCCACAGAGTGCAATATTAAAAATGTTGCTGATCCGAAATTTGAGTCTAAGGTCAACCAAAAAATCGCAGATATTGTGTCTTTCCTCAAAAAAGAATATAGATCTGCTGCTGGCAAAAACCTTTCTCTAGTTCAAGAGGGTGAAACAGATATTCTTGTGCAGAAAATGTCAAATATTAGAACTTGGTACCAAACATCTTCTATCTATAGACTTGGTGGAGTTCCGGGTCTCGGCGAAGAGGAGACCCTCCCCCCACAACAGCGCTTGGAGGAGAGTATCAAAAACTGGATTAAGGCTTCAAGATAGTGAAGGTAAATGTCATATCAATTAACAAAAAAAGAGAAACTCAAAGAAATTGTTAAGTGTGGCAAAAACCCGTCCTACTTCATAAACAACTATACCAAGATTTCACACCCTATCAGGGGACAAATTCCTTTTAGAACTTATGACTTTCAAGATCAATTATTGGAGGATTTTAATAATTATCGCTTCAATGTTATTTTGAAAGCAAGGCAATTGGGTATTTCAACAATTACTGCTGGTTATGTTTCTTGGATGATGTTATTCCACAAGGATAAAAACATTCTTGTTATGGCAACCAAGTTTCAAACAGCAGCAAACTTGGTAAAAAAAGTCAAATCCATAATGAAAAACCTACCAGAGTGGATGCAAATTGCCAATATTTCAATTGATAATAGAACTTCGTTTGAATTAAATAATGGTTCACAGATTAAGGCCTCTACGACATCTGGTGATGCAGGTCGTTCGGAAGCTTTGTCTCTTCTCGTTATTGACGAGGCTGCTCATGTCGAAGGGCTTGATGAACTTTGGACTGGCTTGTATCCAACGCTCTCAACTGGTGGTCGATGCATTGCTCTATCTACCCCAAATGGTGTTGGAAATTGGTTTCATCAAACCTATATTGATGCCGCATCTGGTGTAAATGATTTTTACCCTACAAATTTACCTTGGGATGTCCACCCAGACAGAGATGATGCTTGGTTTGAGGAAGAGACCAAAAACATGTCTCAAAGACAGATTGCACAAGAATATCAATGCAACTTTAATGCTTCTGGGGAAACGGTTATCCACACAGACGATATGGCAAGGATAAAGGACCAATTGATAGATCCGGTCTACAAGACAGGTTTTGACAGAAATTTTTGGATTTGGGAAAAATACAACCCTGAGTGCAGTTATCTTTTAGTGGCAGATGTCTCTAGGGGAGATGACAAGGACTTTTCTGTTTTTCATATCTTTAAGCTAGAGACGATGGAAATCGTCGCAGAATACAAATCAAAAATCACACCAGATCTTTTCGCAAACTTATTAAATGATGTTGGCAGAGAGTTTGGCAATTGTTTAATGGTAGTAGAGAACAATTCAGTTGGCTATGCTGTACTTGAAAAACTAAGAGACATGGCTTATCCAAACTTGTATTATTCTGTTAAATCCACACACGAGTATGTTGAGCAGCATTTGGGCGAGAATATGAACAATGCCGTTGCTGGTTTTTCTACCACATCTAAGACCAGACCTTTGATTGTGGCGAAAATGGAAGAATTCATTAGAAATAAACTAGTTACAATATATTCCACCAGACTATTTAGTGAGTTAGAGACATTTGTCTGGCATAATGGTCGTCCTCAAGCCATGCGTATGTATAATGACGACCTTGTAATGGCTTTTGCGATTGGGTGCTGGGTAAGGGACACGGCACTAGAAGTAAACGAGCGTGATGTTGAATATGCGAAAGCATTTTTGGGAGCAATTACGACTTCTAGGAGAGAGTTAAATACAGCAATTCCGGGTCAAATAGGCTATAAACCTATCACAAAAAGTGATAAGATAAGAGAACAACAACAATTTGGATGGATAATAAAGGGATAAGAAATGGCAGATAGAAAACAAAATCCTAGAAATCAAGCATCACCACTTTTCAGAAGATTAACAAGACTATTTTCAGGTCCTTTGGTAAACTACGACGCTCAGATTGTCGTAAGAAATTCAAGGACAGATTCCGATAAGTTTGCGTCAAAGTTTACATCAGCTTCAGGTCAGCAGTTTAAGAAATCTGCTTATAATCCTTTCTCAAATATGACAACTGCTGTTATGGCGAATGTGTCAAGGAGCCAAAGATACATTGACTTTGACCAAATGGAGTACGAGCCAATTATTGCTTCTGCTTTGGATATTTATGCAGATGAGATGACAACTTCTTCTCATTTAAACCCTCTTCTAAGGATTCATTGTCCAAACGAAGAAATTAAACTTATTTTAAATTCTCTTTATTACAATGTTTTAAATGTTGAACATAATCTTTTTAACTGGTGCAGAACAATGTGCAAGTTTGGAGATTTTATGCTTTATTTGGATATTGAAGAAGAGCAGGGGGTGACAAATGCTATTGGGTTGCCAACAAGAGAAGTGGAAAGACTTGAGGGCGAAGACAAGACGAACCCAAATTATATACAATACCAGTGGAACTCTGCTGGTATGACATTTGAAAACTGGCAAATTGCTCATTTCCGTGTCCTTGGTAATGACAAATACGCACCATATGGGACCTCTGTATTAGATCCTGCAAGAAGAATTTTCAGACAGCTTTCTCTTTTGGAAGATGCGATGATGTCTTATAGAATTGTCCGCTCACCAGAGCGCCGCGTGTTCTATGTTGATGTCGGGGGAATCAATCCAAATGAAGTAGAACAATATATGCAGAAAGTGGTGACGCAAATGAAGCGCAATCAGGTTGTTGACTCAAGTACTGGACGTGTAGATCTTCGCTACAACCCCCTCTCCGTAGATGAAGACTATTTCATTCCAGTTCGTGGTGGTCAGCAATCAACCAAGATAGAAAGCCTTGCCGGAGGGCAATATACAGGTGACATCGACGATGTTAAATATTTAAAAGACAAACTATTTTCAGCACTTAAAATCCCACAATCTTACCTTTTTCGAGGCGAGGGGGCTGCTGAAGACCAAACCACATTGGCTCAAAAGGACATTCGTTTCGCAAGAACAATTCAAAGATTGCAGAGAGTTGTTATTAGCGAGCTAGAAAAGATTGGAATTATTCACCTTTATACACTTGGGTATAGGGGAAATGACCTTATTTCTTTTAAAATGTCGTTGAATAATCCTTCAAAAATTGCAGAATTGCAAGAACTTGAGCAATGGAGAACAAAATTTGATGTTGCTAATGCCGCAGCAGAAGGGTACTTCTCCAAGCGTTGGATCGCTAAGAACCTTTTCAATGTTTCAGAAGAAGAATTCTTGCGAAATCAAAGAGAAATTGCTTACGACAAGCTTATGTTAGCTCAGTACGATGTCCTCGATGCTGATGCTGGAACTGGAGGCGGAGCAGGGGGCGGTCTCGGAGGTGATCTCCTTGGCGGCGAAGGCGAACAAGGCGGACTTGATGACCTTCTTGGTGGAGAAGAAACACCAGAAACACCAGAAACACCAGAGGCACCAGAAACACCAGAAACACCAGCTGAACCTGAAGGAAATCTCTTAGCAGTCCCCGGAAAAAGAGATGACGATGTTGTAAAAATGGCAAAGAGTGGTCCTATGGGCAAAGTGCATACCACAACTAACAAATCAAAGGGAAAGTGGTATGAGCCAAGAGATGACCAGTCAGGCAAAAGAGCCGTGGCAAGATCTATGAAATCTATGGCAGGTATGCGAGGAATTACGGGCGTACCAAAGGGCTATAAAGATATGAATAGGCTCTCAAGGGGTGTTTATACTGAAGAGCAATCTAATTATGATATACAAGAGCAGCAAATTTTAGATCAGAACACTAAAATTAAAAGTTTGATTACAGAGTTGGAGAACAAAAAAGATGTCAAGCAAAATTAAACACAATAAGAAAAGAAATACCGCTTTTCTTTACGAAGCATTGGTTAGAGAATTAACTAAAGCAAGTCTTAAAAAGGACGCAGCAAGAAAAAATACCATTGTTTCTATTTTAAAAGAGTTTTTCACAAATGGAAAGCCTTTAGCAAGAGAACTTAAGATATATCAGAACATTATGGCAACAAAAGTTGAAGATAAAAGGTTGGCAGAAAAAATCATCTTTGAGTCAAGGCTTGAAAGAAGTGCTTTAGATGAGAAAACCTTGTTTAATGAGCAAAGCACATTGATCTCTAGGATCAATAAAGAACTTTCACAAGAAGTTTATTCTAATTTTGTTCCAAATTACAAAAGTTTGGCAACATTGCATCAAATTTTTAACAATCCTAAAGTAGAGGCGAAATCAAGGGTATTGCTTGAAGAAACTGTTATTGAAGAAATGACAAAATTAACTGAACAAAAGCAAACAAAGATGGATCACATCGATGGGGTTGTTTACAAAACTTTCACCAAGAAGTTTAACGACACATACGAAGAATTAAACGAAAGACAAAAAATTCTTCTAAAGACATATATCGGATCTGTTGGTGGTGATTTAGAAATGAAGATTTTTATTGATGAAGAATTGGATACACTTAGGGCAGAAATTTTAGAATCAACAGAATTAGAGATCTTCCCAGAAAAGAAAGAAGAAATTTTAAATTTGCTGGAAACATTCAGCCAAAAAGACATCGATCAGCAAGACTTAGTAAAAATTATGAAAATTCAGCAATTGGTAGAGGAATGCAAAAAAGATGATTAAAATAAGAGTAGGAACATCGCCCGAATACTTGCAAGAATACATTGAGACCTTAGATATGAAAAAGTCTCTTGGTGGACATTTTATGATTTTCAACCATAAAGATATGAATGTGGTTGTTAAGGTTAAAGAAAGAAAAATTGTTGCTTATAGTAAGAGCAATTTTAGCGACATTGTTTACAACACACAAAACAGGTTTTTTAACTATCTTGTAGAGCACGGCGTTGTTGAACCAGAAACAATTCGTGGTTCAAATGTATTTGGGTCTCTACTAGCAGAATACCCAGAGAACAAGGAGATAAAAAACTTATCTGAAGTTGTCCTTTATAACATCGCTCTTTTTATGATAGAAGAGTTAGAGTATATGGAAAATATGAAGAAATTAGAAATTGAAAGGGAAGAGGAATTACTTGAGCCTTCTGATAAGAATTCAACTGAGCTTGGTGAGGTGCCACAAGAAACAACAAAAGGCTCGATGCAGCCATACTATCCGGGCTATTCATACGGCTTGGCAGGGATTTATAGGTATGAATAATGGATCTATTATACTTCATTCTTGCCTCTTGGGGCATGACTCAAATCTTAGTTTACGGAACAATTTTTGAAAATCAACGCGATTGGATTATGGAAAAATCTGATTGGCTTGGAACACTTATCCACTGTCCTATGTGCACAGGTTTTTGGGTTGGTGTTTTTTTGTTTGGAATAAATGGGTTTACAGAACTATTTAATTTTGAGTATAATATCGCTAATTTGCTAATTTTGGGATGTATTTCGTCTGCGACATCATATGCCTTTAATGTAGTTGTTAGCGATAGTGGTATAAAACTTAATCACATTAGTGAATAGGAGATTTTTAAAATGACAGCAAAATGGAAACTACAGCCAGTTAGAAGATGTTGCAAGGGATCCTAACTCGCACGGGTCACGCCCGTTTAAGGAAGAAGACATGACTGAAAAAATGGTAATTAGAGAATACTATGAGCTTTGTGATGGAGGCATCTGCCAAGATTTGCTTACAGAGTCTGAAAAGCGTTTTGTAAGAGACGGTGGTATGATTTTATCTGGTGTAATTCAAAGATGTGGTGTCCCAAACGGGAACGGCAGAATTTACACAGAAAATGTTCTTAAAAGAGAGGTTGGTCTTTACCAAAAGCTCGTAGAAGAAAACAGAGCACTTGGGGAATTAGACCACCCAGAATCAAATATTGTTAATCTTGCCAATGTTTCCCATAGAATGACTGAAGTTTGGATGGACGGAAATGATGTATATGGTAAATTGCAAGTTTTAAATACGCCATCTGGTCAAATTTTAAGAGCACTAGTAGAGGGCGGGTGCAAAATCGGCATTTCGTCAAGGGGCACTGGCTCGCTTTCTGAAGGTCCACAAGGCTCTATTGTTAATGACGACTTTCAATTGATTTGCTTCGATATGGTCTCGGAACCCTCTACATCTGGCGCTTTTATGATGAAAGAAAATAAAGAAAGTAATGTCTTTACGAAAGCAGACAAATTAAACAGACTAATACAGGATATTTTAAGTTAGTAATATGAAAAAAGACGAATTTAAACAACTTATCAAGGAGAGCGTTAGGGAAGTACTTTTAACAGAAGGCTTTCTTTCGACAATTGTGTCTGAAGTTGTAAAGGGTGTTGGAACTAATCTAGTGACAGAGAATGTAGTGGCTAGACAACAGCCAGATGCCGAAGTAGAAAAAACAAAGCAAGACAAGATGGTACAAATGAGGCAAGAAGAAAAAATGAAAAGCCTCAAAGAAATGAAAAGAAAAATGCTTGACGCTATTGGGAAAGACGCATATGGTGGAATTGATTTGTTTGAGGGTACAACACCAATGAGAGGCGGCGGAAATGTTGGAGCACCTTCCGCACCAAACTCATCACTTGGAGATATAGAACCCGGAGATCCCGGAGTAGATATTTCTGCTCTTATAGGATCAACAGGTGCTTGGAAAGAAATGATTAAGTAGGTAAAAAATGAGAAAGAAAGCAAAACCAGTACATGTTGAAGTTACGCCAAGAAAAAACGAATCACCAGAAAGGATGATCAAAAGATTTACAAAGAAAGTAAAGAAAGAGGGAATCCTTGATGAGTGGAGAGAAAAGCATATGTTCTTTGAGAAGCCGACAGCCAAGCGAAGGCGAAAAAAACAAGAACGCAAAAGAGTTTTAAAAAGACTCCAAAGAGAATACGACGCAAAATATAAAGATTAGGAGATTTAAAATGTCAATTTATAGAGCAGGCGCAAGCGGAATAGGAAGTTCAGCAGCATATCAAGTGGGGGGAGTTCCATATGCCACGGCATCAATAACAACAGCAGTCCTTGGGGGAGCCCCATACGAACTTGCGTTTCCTAATGTAACAAAGTTCGTCACAATCACAAACACAAACACAGGAGCGAATGTTCCTTTGAGAGTTGGGTTTAGCGCTCTTGGTGTTACTGGGTCTGTTGAAGCAGGTGCATCGGCACCGCCACCGGACGGAGCCAGTGATCACTACTTTACACTGGATAATGGAGAGTCTTATACGGGAGAATTTAGAGTTTCAAGATTGTACTTTCTGAGCGGTCTCGAAGCTTCCGCAGCTACCCTTTCTGTTATTGCGGGTCTTACAAGTATTCCAAGTACAGACTTGCCAAGTAACTGGTCAGGCTCGGCCGGGGTGGGCTAAAAAATGCTAAGAAGTGGATTTGGGTCAAAGAGTTCTAAATCCCTGTCCTCTACGCAGGGAGGCTCAAGCACATCCTCTGACAGGGGCGGTGGACCAGACAAGGTTATTAGATCTCTCGGCGGCTCAGACATTAAAGGCTGGTATGATGCCACAAATATCCTTCTCGCTGGTACAGCTAACGATGCAGATCTAACCTTCTGGTATGACAAAGGACCAGATCAGACACATCTTCACCAAGGCACCGCAGCAGCAAAACCACACTACATTCATGACGGACTAAACGGTCGCCCCGTTGTTAGGGGAGATGGTACTGATGATGTTTACAAAACATCAGATGCTGGAGGTTCTATAAAAACTATTGACTACGGTGCATCCTGTAGCGTGTTCGTTTTAGTAAAGGCAGCAAACGACGATGAAAACCATGGAATTTTCGGTGCTGACTCTGATGGTGTAATTCCAAAGTCAAGATTTGGTTTTGGCTCAATGCAGAAAACAACCCCAGACAAAATGAGAGTTGAGTGTTTTGGAACAGTTAATAATACTGGTGAAAAAAACTTTCAAGTGGATAGTTTTTACGACACTGGGGATGGGTTGCCAACATGCAGAAATCAATTTGCATTATATTACCTTGAATATAAGATCAACGCAGGGCAAACAGGTGCTGAAGACACTTTTACTAGAAGTGCTTACACAAAAGAGGCAGTGTCAGCCATTAGTACATCAAGCACTGGTCAGACTAACGCGAGCGAGGTTATCGTTGCCAATTCAAATACAATGGCAGCAAAAGGTTTTGATACAAACGATTTTGAAGTTTTTAAGAACATTCACACTGCTATGGGTCACCTTGAGGGCGACATAGCATTTCTGCTGCTTTCAAATAGGCACTACTCTCTTGGCGAAAGACAAAGAATTTCAAAAGCAATCCAGCAAATTTATGGTTTCTCTAACATAAATTAAAAAAATATCTAATTCTTCTCGCAAGTTGTTAATATGTGACATTTTAGTCGCACCAAATCTAATTCTCAAAACTATTTATATATGAGCGCTATCATGGCGTTCACTCGCGCCTCTTGGCGCTTTTTCTTTAACTTTTTCTAAAATTTAATTATTAAATCTATGGAGGATTTATGAATGGCTACTAATTTATCACAAACCGGATTAGAAGTGTCAGCCTCTGCCCATGCTGACATACCTACTGGTGGCACAGACAAGGTATTACTTTACGCTTCTGGTTCAGGAGCTGCAACTAGGCTTTATGTTAAGTCTGGTAATAATACACAAAAACAACTTGGCTTTGACATCGATCAATTCGATGCTCTTGGCGGAACAGGCGTTGATCAGGCAGATCACTTCATCTTTTCTGATGGCGGCACTGAAAAGAAAATTACTTTTTCTAACATGGAAGATGCAATCTTCGGAAATGTTTCCGGTGACGCAACCATCGCCGCTGGCGGAGCTTTGACAATCGCTAACGACGCTGTTGAGCAAGCAATGATTGCAGACGACGCAGTTGGCGCTGACCAGCTTGCCTCTAACGCTGTTGTTAACGCTTCTATTGCTTCTAACGCTGCAATCGACATGGACAAGCTTGATGGTGGATCTTTGGCTTCATCCTTGAGTGACCTTGCACAAGGTGACTTGCTCTACGCAGGTGATGTTGATGACTCCAATAACCTTAAGTCAATCACCTTCTCCAACCTCGAAGATGCAATCTTCGGAAATGTCTCTGGTGATGCTACAATCGCTGCTGGTGGTGCTTTAACAATCGCTGCTCAAGCAGTTGAAAACAGCATGCTTGCTGATGACGCTGTTGGTGCTGACGAGTTGGCTGCTAATGCAGTTGTCAACGCTTCTGTTGTTGATGGCGCACTTAAAGCTGACAAGCTCGACCTTGATGGTTCAACCGATATTGGCGCAGATCTTGCTGATGCTGACTTGATGATCGTTGACGATGGAGCAGGTGGAACAAATCGTGTTGCTGCTTTGAGTCGTGTAAAGAAGTACATCTACTCTGCAATGAGTGGAGACGCAACTGCATCTGACACTGGCGCTCTTACAATCGCAGCTAATGCTGTAGAAGGTTCCATGCTTAACTCAAACGCCGCTGGTGACGGTCTTGGATATGAGTCTAATGCACTCGTTGTTCAGGTTTCTGGCGCTGTTCATATCACTAGTGATAAGGTTGCTTTATCTGGATCTATTGCCGGTACTGGTCTCACCTACACTGGTGGAGTAAACAGTATTGCTACTCTCGCCCTTGACATTGATGAGCTTTCTGCTAAGGGAGACGCCAGCCTTCACCAGACACAAGACCACTTCTTAGTATCTGACAACGGAACTGAAAAGAAGATTTCTTTCTCTAACCTTGAAGATGCAATCTTTGGTAATGTCTCTGGCGATGCAACAGTTGCCGCTGGTGGTGCTTTGACCATTGCTGCTGACGCTGTTGAAAGCGGAATGCTTAATGACAATGTTATTTCTGGTCAAACAGAATTAGCTTCCGATGCTCTTAATGCTGCTGATGAGATGATGATTTCTGACGGTGGAACTCTTAAGAAGATCGGCGTTGACAACCTTTTCAAGGATGGTCCGGGTCTTCTTTCTGCGGCTGATGTTGATGTTTCTGCTGACCACATCGTGTTCCTTGATGGCGGAGCAACTGGCGATGCTAAGATTGAATCCATTAATGACCTTGCGACTGGAATGGCTGGTGACGGTCTTTCTGCTGGATCTGGTCAACTTGCAGTTAGCGTTGACGATAGTTCAATTGAGACTAACTCTGATGCCCTCCGCGTCAAGGCTGGTGGTATTCAAACTTCAATGCTTGCTGATGATGCCGTTGATGCTGATAAGCTTGCTTCTAACGCTGTTGTAAACGCTTCTGTTGCTTCCAACGCTGCAATCGCAGCCACTAAGGTTAATTTCAGTGTTGACCTCGGCGGAAGTATTTTGTTCGGTACTCAAGCGGATGATACTGTTGCTTTCACTGGACCAATCAAGGCTGGTGGTAACACAATCGCTGACAGTGGAAACAATGCTGCTATTGCCCTTGATGGATCTGGCGGTATGAGCACTCTCGGTGGATTCGGCGGCGGATCTGGTATCACTTTCGCTTCCTCTGGCGGAGCACAGTTCGCTACTGCTGTTACAGTCAACAAGAGCGATGGATCTATGTCCAACGACTTCAAAGTTTTCGGTGACACTGCTGGGGCACACTTCATGTACGATGCTTCTGCTGACAAAGGTCTATACCACAATGGAACTGCTCAAGTCCTAGAGCTTGGAACATCTGCAAATGGATTTGCTATTGAAGTTGCAAACCTTGCTGGCGATGCTGGTAAGATCAAAGCAACTGCTTTTGTGACTTATTCAGATGAGTCCCTTAAGGAAGAAGTAACTGCTATGGACAACGCTCTCAATGCAGTCATGAACCTTAACGGCGTTGAATTCACTTGGAAGAACTCCGGGCAGAGAGACTTCGGTTTCCTCGCGCAAGAAGTTAAGAATGTGATTCCACAAGCTGTATCCGTAGGTAACGACGGAATTCACGGTGTTGACTACTCAAGACTTACTTCTGTTCTCGTAGAGGCTGTTAAGGCACAACAAGTTCAGATCGAAGAATTGAAAGCACTTCTCAAGAAGTAATACTTTTTGATAACCGAGGGCAGGGATCTGCGGGTCTCTGCCCTCACCTTCTTCTATTTATAATATGAAAATAGCATCTAGAAAAGATATATTAAAATATATAAAATCAGTTGATTCCGACTATCGAGCTGACCAAAATGTCATTTATGCTGAAAGAGCTTTTATTGCCAACACCGTGGTTCAATGGTGTATACACCAAGTCAATATAAAAAAAATGAGTCCCGGAGAAATGGACTTTTACTTACAAGCAATAACCTCATTTTTACAAGGAAAAACAACCATATATTGGGACGAAGAATCTAACCTTGTGATATCCTAGAATAAAATTCCTTTTTTTGTACCTTTTAGGCATATGCTAACTAATTATTACTGGAAATTTATCCTTTTTCTACTTATAAACTTAGGAGATTATACTATGTCATCCATGTTAGAGCAAGCGATTGTCGATGCCACTGCTTTAAAAGAAGCCGCTATGAAAAATGCAGAAGCAGCCATTATTGAGAAGTACTCACAAGAGATCAAAGAAACAGTAGATACAATGTTGAGTGAAACAGAGGCAGATTACGCAGCCCTCGATGAGCCAGAGTTTAACCGAGACCCAGAAGCAGAAGAAACTATTGGATCTGGTGTTGTTAGTTTAGATCTTACTGAATTAACCAAAATGGCAAGAGAAAGTCTGGGAGAAGAGGTAGACTTCGCAGAAATGCTTACACACGAAGATTTAGCAGAAGACATTGAAGCAGATGCAACCTCTTCTGAGACAACCGGCGAAGTTGGAAACATTGATGAAGAGATCGATCTTCAAAACTTATTCGAATCAGAGGAAATTGAAGAGAACGAGAAAGTAGAAGAGGATATGGAAGAAATTGAAATTTCGGAAGAACAATTAAAAGATATCGTAGAAAAGCTCACCTTAGACTTTCACCCAGAAAAAACAGGTTGGCTAGAAAAGCCACAATATGAGACTCGTCAAGCAGAACTTGAAGCAGAAGCTCTTGCTGCTCACGCCGAGGAAGATAAGGAAGAAATGTCTAAGCTAATGGAAGAACTCCAGCTTTCTAAAAAAGAAAATAAATCCCTTAAGAAACAACTTAAAAAAATGGCAGAAGGTATTGAAGAAATGCAAACCTTTGCCAATAGGGTAAAAGGAACTTTAAGTGAAGTAAACCTGCAAAATGCTAGGTTACTTTATACAAACAAGGCTTTGAGTAGTGACTCTCTGAATGGGCGGCAAAAAGAAAAACTTGTCGAGGCTATCTCAAATTCTAAAACAGTTGAAGAGGCAAAAGTAATTTATGAAACCCTTCAAGGCGCAGTGGGAGAGCAAAGATCACACAGTAATGCTCCGAAATCACTCACCGAGGCGGTAACAAAGCGTTCTTCAGCTTTGCTTAAAGGCAGCGAAGCTAAACCGGAAATTGATCCAAATATGGATAGAATGAAGCGTTTGGCTGGAATTAATTAAACTATAAAAGGAGAAATAAAACTATGTCAGTTTTAGATAAATTAACAGAAGGTATCGTTAATCGTGATCTCCAGAAGGAAGGTGCTGCCCTGCTTGCGAAGTGGGAAAACACTGGACTTCTTGAAGGATTGAATAACGAGCGTTCAAAAGACAGCATGGCTCGTTTGCTTGAAAACCAAGCGAAAGAGCTTTTGAGAGAAGCATCCACCATGGCTGGTGGAGATGTTGAAGGTTTCGCAGCAGTTGCGTTTCCAATCGTTCGCCGTGTATTCGGTAGCCTGATCGCTAACGATCTCGTAAGCGTTCAACCAATGAGTCTCCCATCGGGTCTCATCTTCTTCCTTGACTTTGCTTACACTGATAGCAAAGCAGCAGCAGGTGCGGAAGTAGGAAAATCACTTTACGGTGGAGGAGTTGTTGGTCAAGAACTCACAGGTGGTGTTGATCTTGGAATGACTACGGCAGCCGCATCCGTAGAGGCATCCAATCCAGAAAAAGGCTTTTATGGTCTTAACAATGGATATTCATCCCCAACTGCATCAGTGGATATGCAGAAGGCATTAACTAGAGTTGTGACAGGTGTGTATCCGGGCGATGAAAGCACTAACATTCACAAGTTGTGTTTGTATGATGTGGATATCGCATCCGGTTCTCTTGTTTCTATCGCAACTTTCGAAGAAAGCTTAATTACGGGATCAAACGGAACTCCATTCAACTCTGACAACTTGATTGCTTTAGATATTGATTTGGTTGGTGAAGCTGGTGCAAGTGATGATGTAGCTAAACTTCAAAGAAGATTGACACATAGGTCTGATACCGCAGGCTTGTTAAACCTTGTTTTTGTTGCTACAGCTTCCGCAGCCGATAATGCACAGAAAAACCTTAATGATGCTATTGACAGGGCCCACGGAACGCACAAAATGTCGTTCGCTCTTGTTGATAACTTCGCAGGTGATCCAAAGGCAGCAGCCGCTAATTCAATCGGAGCTGTTGCTGGTGATGATGACTGGGGATTGGAAGGCAAATCAGAAATCCCAGAGATCGACATCAAAGTTGATTCTGTCAGCGTAACCGCAGTAACCAAGAAGCTCAAGGCTAAGTGGACACCAGAATTGGGGCAAGATCTCAATGCTTATCACAACCTTGATGCAGAAGTTGAGCTTACAAGCATCCTTTCTGAGCAAATTGCTTTGGAAATCGATAGAGAAATCCTTAAGGATCTTGTTGCAGGCGCAACTGCTGGTACTTACTACTGGTCACGTCGTCCGGGTCGTTTCCTCGTAAGAGACACTGGTGCTCAGGTCGGCGGCAATACTGCCAACGAAGGATTGTTCGGTGCAGACTTCACTGGTACCGTTTCCGAGTGGTACGAGACATTGGTTGAAACTCTTAACGATGTATCGGCGCAAATCCACAGAAAGACACTTCGTGGTGGTGCTAACTTCGTTGTTTGTTCACCAGAAGTTGCCAATATCCTTGAGTTCACTGCTGGCTTTAGAGCTAATGTAACTGCTGATTCTGACAGAGGTACTGTTGGTGCAGTTAATGTTGGTTCCTTGAGCAAGAAGTGGGATGTGTATGTTGACCCTTACTTCCCAAGAAATGTTATTCTCATTGGGCGTAAAGGTGGATCATTCCTCGAAAGCGGATATGTGTACGCACCATATGTACCACTTCAGGTAACTCCAACTATCTTCGGTGTCGAGGACTTCGTACCTCGTAAGGGTGTCATGACCCGTTACGCCAAGAAGATGGTAAGACCTGATATGTATGGTCTTGTTATTTGTAGAGATCTTCTTGGATAACCCAAGTTAATCTCAAGTAACACAAAGAGCCTCGTCATTTATTTGGCGGGGCTTTTTTATTTCTATACTGCTTTAAACGCTGTCCAAGACTAATTATAGATAGCGTATTATATTTTGAATTAAGGAGATCTAAAATATGGCTCTTCCAACCTTGACACCGGCAAGCAATACTAGTGTGTCTATATTGCCAGCAACAGGTACAGCAGGAAATGTTAATAGTGCATCTAGTCCATTGCCATATGGCATATATGTTACCAAAGCGTCTACCACTGCTGCTGCAACTGCCTTTAAAGAAGGGGCGGCAGATCAGGTATCATATGTTTACCAGAAGCTCGGTGGAGAAATACTCGACATTGAATTGTCAGAATATCAAGTGTATGCTGCCTATGAAGAGGCTGTATTAGAATATTCTTATATTGTCAATGTTCATCAGGCAAAGAATACAATGCCAAGTCTCCTTGGTAATCCAACAGGCACATTTGACCAAGATGGCGAAATGACAAATGGGGATGCACTTAGTGGCTCCAACATTGAAGCAAGATATCCAACATTTAATTTTGAATATGCCAAAAAGGTTGGGAATACACTATCAACCGAAGGAGGCTTTGGTGGTGAAGTGCCGATATATTCTGCCTCGTTCACAACTGAAGTGGGCAAGCAAGATTATGATCTTCAGGCAATAATTGAAAATACATCTACAACAGACTCATCCAGCCCTTTCTATAATGCTGTTGGAAACAATAGAGTAACAATTAGAAAAGTGTTTTATAAGACACCACAAGCAATGTGGAGATTCTATGGATATTACGGTGGACTCAATACAGTGGGCAATCTTTCTTATTATGGTCAGTATGCCGATGATTCTACATTTGAGGTAATCCCAGTTTGGCAAAACAAAGCGCAAGCCATGGCATTTGAAGATGCGCTTTGGACTAGAACATCCCACTTTTCTTACGAGATTAAGGACAACAAGCTAAGAATATTCCCAGATACAACCCACGTCTCACCAACAAAAATGTGGGTAGAATTCAGTGTAAAATCAAGTGCTTGGGACGATGCAGAAGATAAGACGGGTGCCAGAGGCATCAACAACATGAATACCTTACCTTTTGAAAACATAGAGTATCTAAACATTAATTCGATTGGAAAGCAATGGATTAGAAGATTTGCCCTTGCACTTTCAAAAGAAATGCTAGGAAACATAAGAAGCAAATTTGCTACAATTCCAATTCCGGGCAACAATGTGACCTTAAATGGACCAGCACTTGTTTCAGAAGGAAAAGCAGAACAAACTGCTTTAAGAGATGAATTAAAAACAGTATTGGATGAGATGACCTATCCAAAGTTAGTAGAACAAACTGCACAAGTAGTGGAGAATACAACAAAAACAATGCAGGGAGTTCCTATTCCTGTTTTCGTAGGATAATAAAAAGTGGCAAAGAAGAATAAATGGACACAACCTAGTAATCCTCCACCTCCTCTCTTTACAGGAAAGAAAGAGAGAGATCTCGTCAAGAAGATCAATGACGAGATTATAGAGAGAGTTGTAGGGCAAACTGTTATGTATTATCCTATAAGTTTAGAACACACTAATTTTCATCCACTTTATGGCGAAGCAATAAATAAGACCTTTTTGCCACCTATTAGAGTTCATGCACTTGTTCAATGGCAAGGAATAGCCTCTACCAATACCAACATAGGCATTGATAAGGTGTCTTCTATAGATGTATTTTTTCACAAAAGAAGATTAGTTGAAGACCAAGATTTGTATGTTAGGGAAGGAGATTTCGTCTTATATGGACAATTCTTATATGAGATATTATCTCTAAACGAGCCGAAGGAAATATTCGGACAAGTCGATCATAAAATGGAAATTTTAGCAAAATGCACAAGAGCAAGAAGGGGGGTTTTTGATGCCACATGATGATAAGTACAGGGACCTTCCGCCAGAACCAGCATCACTTAGCTATCCTCAAGGGCTAAAGGAGGTTAATTTTGCTCCGTCAACATTAGAGACTATAGATTATGCCATCTATGATTATATGAATGACGAATTTGATTTTCACATAACCACCAATAAGGGCTTTGAGAAAGTGCCTGTTATATGGGTTGCCTCTGAAAGAGCTTACCAAATTAAAGACAGAAAAGAACTCCGTGATGATGAAGGGGCAATTATTATGCCTATTATCACCATTGAGAGAACATCTGTTGCCAAAAAACTAAACGTAAAAGGGTCTTATTATGGGGCACAATTGATAAATCAGGACGAGAAAGGCGGCGGTGTTATCATCGGAAGAAAAATTCAACAAAAGAAAACTTCTGAATTTAACAATGCAGATCAAAACAGGAAATATCCCGCTTCTGCTCCTTTGGCAGGACCAAAATTTATTCGCAGAACAGATAAAAGAAAAGTTGTATATGAAACAATTTCTATACCACCAATCGTTTACCTTGATATAAACTACAAAATAATTTTAAGAACCGAGTATCAGCAACAAATGAACGAACTAACCCAAGTATTCGCTACCAGACCGGGAACAATAAACAGCTTGCTTTTAAAAAGAGACGGGCACAAATACGAAGCATTTGTGCAGGAAAACTTCGGACAAAACAACAACATCAGTGCAATGGACAACCAAACAAGAAAGTTTGAGACTTCCATTGATATTAATGTTCTTGGGTATGTTGTTGGCGAAGGAGACAACGAAGATAGACCTAAATTCTCAATTAGAGAAAATGCTGTTGAAGTCAAATTTCAGAGAGAAAAGGCTATTTTTGGAGATATTCCAGAAACAAAAGATGCCAGTGGGTATAGAGAATAAAATAGTCAATCTTTTTGCTTATCTAGTTATATTTAATAATTTTGTCCTTTCTAATTGCTCCTTACTATTTATTAAAGAAAAAATGTTTTTTATTCCAAGAGAATACAAAAGGAGACTCTAAGTAATGTCAGCAAAGAATTTCAAGTTTGTTTCCCCCGGCGTTTTCATCAATGAGATTGACAATTCTCAATTGCCGAAAGCAGCACCAGCAGTGGGACCAGTTGTTATTGGTCGTTTTAGAAGAGGACCAGCCTTTATACCAACAAGAGTAGAATCACTTTCAGAGTTGATTCAAATTTTTGGAGAGCCAATCAGGGGCGATGAGGCATCCGATGTTTGGAGAGGTGGTCTTCCAACTGGACCAACATATGGTGCATATGCTGCCGCTGCATGGCTCAAAAATGGTGCTCCAATTACTATTGTTAGAATTTTGGGCGATCAGCACGAAGAAGCCGTAGTTGATAGCGCAAAGGCTGGCTGGTCCATGGGCTCAACGCCAACGAATGCTGGATCCTCTGGTGGAGCGTATGGTCTTTTCTTGATGAACTCTGGAAACTTCGCAGAAGGCGTAACTGGATCTGCAAACGGAGTCTTGGCTGCGACTTGGTACTTTGATAGTGGCGGAATCATTCTCTCTGGTTCAATCGCCGGAGCAGCAACTGACGTTGTTTCTGGCTCGGGTGTTCTTATCGAAGCAGATGGAAGCCCATCAGCAGCTAAATTTACAGCAGAATTGTTTGATGAAAATGGTGGTGATGGTGCTGGAACTCCAACAGATGTAGTTACATTTAGCTTTGACAAAAACTCAAAGTATTACATCAGAAAGGTTTTTAATACAAACCCAACAAGAACAAATTCGAGCCTTATTTCTGGTGATGCGGCTAGGAAAAAATATTTCTTAGGAGAAACATACGAGCAAGCTGTAAAAGGCACTCTTAGTGGCACTAAAGTATACGGTGTTGTTTTGCCGCTTGGCGATAGTGTAGGAACTAAGGGTGGACAAAACTTTAAGAAAAAAGCAACCAGATCTCAGACTGGCTGGTTTGTGTCGCAGGACATAAGAACAACCGCAGGAAGTGGAACTCCGGGTGACAATACTTTAATTCCAGCATACGACGCAGATAATGTTGCAATTTGTCCTCGCTTGTTTAAGTTCCATGTTTTAAGCGAGGGAGAAACAGAACAGCGTTCTTACAAAATATCTATTGAAAATGTTAAATACTCCAAGAGAGTAGATATTGACCCATACGGGTCTTTCTCGGTTGTTTTAAGATCTATTTATGATAGCGATAATGCCCCAAGGATAGTTGAGAGATATGATAACTGTAACTTGAATCCTAATTCTGCAAACTACGTTGCAAAGAAAATTGGAGATGTTTACTACGAATGGGATAATACAAAGAAAAGACTAGTAGAATATGGAACATATCCAAATAGGTCTAATTTCATTAGGATTCAAATGGCTAGCGAGGTCGATTTGGGTCAAGCAGATTCTGAGTTGCTTCCATTCGGTGCTCAGGGACCTGTCAAAAGAACAGGGTTCTCAATACAGTTTGATTCTGGCTCTGCCAGTGGTATCTATGGTACAGGATCTTTCTTGGCAGAATCCTCTTCATATGGAGACGCCGATGTATCACTGGACATATTAAATGTTAGGAGATCACCAGCGCAATCATTTAAGTGGTTTGACCAAGCTGGCGGGGATGCAGCTGCACCAAATAACGCTATTATTTGGGGTGGTGGTGGACAAAACGGCGCAGTCGCTAGTGCTACAGACAAGCTTAATGCAGCAAGTATAACTGACCTCGATGAATTCACATTTAACGTCCCAGCATCTGTTGGCGGATCAGGCACAACGATTAGGGTTATATTAAAAGACGCTCTCAATGACGCAGCCGCAGGAGTAATCCACGTAAAGAGAACTGGGACCCCATCCGATGACGCTGCTAGCATTATATTGGCTTTTGATGGTACCGCTGACGAAACAAAAGTGAGATACGGAAATGCGGCTGCTGGGGATTCAACAAATGGTGTTGCCGGTTTAGACGCTTCAGCGGGAACGGGAAATAAGATTACTCTTACTGCAACTCAACAAGGAACAGCAGGGAATACTATTTCAATTGTTAATGTTGCGGGAACAATAAATGACGCTGCTGTATCATTTGGAGGCGGCATCGATCCAACCCCAGCACCGGGACAAGCACAGTTCCTTGCATCCGTTAAATTCCCAGACTTCTTCCTTAGAGATGGTGCCGAAGATGGTAATTTGAGTGATCCAACACTTGCTTACTTTGGTTTTAGCACAACTAGTGGATCAACAGATACTACATTTGATGCTAGTAACTTAGATCTCTTAAGGGCGCTACCAGCAGACTATGGTCAATTCGCTACTAGCGATTACACTAAGAGAATGTTCATGTTCTCGCTAGACGATATTAGTGCTAGTTTCGATGGTCTAAGCGGGTCTTACTCGTACTCTTCTGGCTCTAGGGCTGCTGGTACATCAGTAACTGCAAGAAATGGTTCCTACAGAGACATTTTGGATGCAGGATATGACAGGTTTACCGTACCTCTTTTCGGAGGATTTGATGGGCTTGATGTAAGAGAAGCAGAGCCATTTAACATCAGAGCGTTGCCTAGTGATGCTACAGAAAGAACATATGCTATGTACTACTCCGTAAAGAAAGCAATTGACATTTTAGCAGACCCAGAGTTTGTAGAAATGAACTTGGTTGCTGTTCCGGGAATTAGAAACGAATCACTTACACAACACCTTGTTAATGTTTGTGAAGATCGTGGCGATGCCTTGGCAATTATTGACCCACTAGGGGGATACAAGCCAGCATCTGACGAGGCTGGTTCAGAGCAAAGTAGAATTACAACTGATCATGTTAAAGAAGTTGTCGATAATATGCAGGAAAGGGCGATCAACTCCAGTTATGGATGTGCGTACTATCCTTGGGTTAGAATTAATGATGATATTGGTGGCGGATCTCTTTGGGTCCCGCCATCTGTTGCAGCAATTGGAACAATGGCATTTTCAGATAAGCAAAGGGCACCTTGGTTTGCACCAGCTGGATTTGCTAGAGGCGGCTTAAGCAGGGGCGCAGCAGGCTTCCCTGTAACCAATGTGCGCTCTAAGCTCACTGCAAAGGAAAGAGATGATCTTTATGAAGTAAACATCAATCCAATTGGGTCTTTCCCAAGCGAAGGAATTGTTGTGTTTGGTCAAAAGACTCTGCAAGTCACACCCTCCGCATTGGACAGAATTAATGTTAGGCGATTGATGATACTTGTTAAAAAGCAAGTTTCTAGGATTGCAGCGAACTTATTATTTGAGCAAAATGTGGAAGCTACTTGGGACAAATTTAAAGGTCAAGTAGACCCTCTTTTGAGCAATATTAGAACAGGGTTTGGATTAACAGACTTCAAAGTAGTGCTCGACGAAACAACCACCACCCCAGAATTGGTAGATAGAAACATCATGTATGCTAAGATTTTCTTAAAACCAGCAAGAGCAATTGAATATATCGCAATTGACTTCAACATTACAAACACTGGTGCAAGTTTTGACGATTAAAAAATAAATTAAATACTATTTATAGTATAAAGAATAAAATAAACTTGAAAAGGAATTACTAACAATGGGTAACACAGCATCAACTGATGGGAACGACAGCGGCTTCTGGGCTAGTGCAGTCACAGAACCAAAAAGAAAGTATAGATTTACGCTCGCAGTTCAAGGACTTGAATCATGGACAATTACTAAAGTAAAAAGACCAAGTTTTAAGCTCACTGATAGTAGTCACATATTTTACAATCACAAATTCAATTTCCCCGGCAGGGTAGAGTGGGATCCGGTTAGTTTCACAACTGTAGACCCGATTAACCCTGACTCCACTGGTATTTTGATGAAAATGCTAATGGCTTCCGGCTATGAATTCCCAGACAAACAATTCGGAGGAGTGCAAGACACGTATAACTCTGTTAACAAGGTCAGCTCGGTTGACGCAATTAACCCTATTATAATTAAGGCATATGATGCTCAGGGAGTTTGCGTAGAAAAGTGGACTCTTAAAAATGCTTTTGTCACTAGTGTGGACTTTGGAGAGTATGATTACAGTGCTGTAGATATGCTTAATATCCAAGTTACCTTAAAATATGACTGGGCGACATTGGAGAACATGGGCAATAGAGCACCGCTTCAAACAACACTCGCCGATGCTCCAATTCCAAATTCAGTACTTGAGCCATAATAAAACTTTACATTTTTCTAAATTATGGTATAGTTATTATTGCCTTTTAAATTTTATGAGGAAATAATGACAGATAGAAACAATCAAGATAGATTTAGTGGCTCCCCGCCACAAATAGAAAATGTCCCACAACAAGTACAACAAACTATGCATGACAGTGTGCAAAGGCAGCAACAGCATATGCAGTTTGCAGTCCCAACTGAATTTGTAGATTTGCCATCAAAAGGCAAATACTACCCAGAGGGACATCCACTCAAAGATAAAGATTCGGTAGAAATTAAATATATGACAGCAAAAGAAGAAGATATTCTTTCTTCTACTAATTTAATCAAAAAGGGTGTTGTTTTTGAAAGGCTTTTGCAATCAGTACTGGTAGATCGAATCGATCCAAACGATTTTTTAATTGGTGATAAAAATGCTATATTAGTGTCAACTAGAATAAATGGATATGGACCAGAGTATCAAACGGAAGTAAAGTGTCCATCTTGCTCAAACACTAGTCGATATGTTTTTGATTTAAATAACCTAACTTCAAAAATGAATATAGATAAACAATTCATGGATTCGATGAATGTTGAAGAAACTGAAAGAGGGACCTTTAAGATTAACCTAGATAGATTAAATCATACTATAGAGGTTAAACCATTAAATGGGCATGATGAAAAGCGAATCGCTCACTTAGCCGGTATAAAAACAAAAAATAATTTTGTTGAAGGCGTTGTTACTGACACCCTTAAGACATTTATTGTCTCAGTAAATGGCGACACGAACCCAGCAACAATTGGTGCTTTTGTTGATTCTTTACCGGCTAGAGAATCTAGGACAATCCGCACAATCTATAAGCATATTGTGCCAAAAATTGAGATTTTAAGCCCTTACTCCTGCGCTAATTGCGGCTATGAACAGGAATTGGAGGTACCGATTAACTCTGACTTTTTTTGGCCTAACGAATGAATATGTTCAAGGCGTTTATGAGGAAATCTTCAACCTCAAAATGCATGCAAATTGGTCATTTCAGGAGGCTTATAACCTTCCAATAGTTGTTAGAAGGTGGTTCCTGAAAAGAACAATTAAGTACTACGAAGATAAAGCAGAAGCAGAAAGAAGGGCTTTAGAGAAAAATTAGATTTATTTATAAGACCAAGGGCGCTAGTTTTTGGTCTTATTTTTTATAATAAACAACTATTTACAGAAAGGAGATCTGTATTATGAACCGAATCAACGAAGATAAGTTGGAAGCACATAAAATTGATTTTTCTTCTCAAATTAACGAGAGGTATTTGAAATCTTTCGCACACAAGGTAGAAGAAATCCTCAAAGCAATGACAACAGGCAAGCATGCCCCTGTCTCTGTTTCAGGTGAAGCGGATAAAATTAAAGCCTTTGCAAAAGCTTTGGGAAGAGAAGAAAAATACATTAATGCCTTGGCTGAATCTGGCGGAGGAACACCAGAAGCCATGGGTGTTAGGCACGAATTAGAAGCAGCAATTGCAGAATTTGAAAAATTAACTGGAATTAAATGGCCAGTGAGGTAATAGGCTATGGCTGAAGATGACGACAAGAAAAAAGAAGAAAAAGAAGAAAAAGAAATTGAGCTAAATGAGAGGCAGCAAAAAAGTTATGATAAGCTTGCCAAAGCATACGAGAAGGCTGAAAAAGCCCTTAAAGCTTTAAACCTTGCAGAAGATGAAGCTGAAAAAATTTCTGAGAAAAGACTCGTTGCCATTCAACGACGCCTTAATGACACTGGAGCTTTGCAACTTGAGGTAGAAAAAGTGAAATCTAGCATAGATTCACTTAGCGCCATGCTCTCCGCCAAAACGGGCAAAGATAAAAAAGAACTCGAAAAGCAAATAGCTTCCGAGAAAGCTTATTTAGAATTAATTCAAAAAACAATAAAATCTATAGATGAAGCAGGCACCAAGCCTTCAACAAAATTTTTTGATGACACGCTGAAATCATTGAGCGACTTTTCTTCCCTTTTCGATACGGTAGGGGGGCAAGTTATAGCACAATTAACTAAGCAAAAAATTGCATTGGCAGCTATTGGAATCGATATGCCAAACATGTATTCGGAAATGAGAAAAGTTGTATCTGAATTGGACGATGCAAGAAGAGAGTTAATTCCTTTTTCAAGGAGCATAGAGGATGCAAATGCGCTACAAGAGGCTTTAGCAAAAAGGAGTAAGGGGACTGGAATTTCTTTAACAGAAGTAGGCGATGCAGCCCAATCAGCCGCAGCCAATTTTAAAATGTTCAACGAAGGAACAATGGAAGCACGAGCAGAAGTTTCATTTTTTGAAGCACAACTTGCAAAGATGGGCATTCAGGGCGGCGCAGGAATTATACAGTCAATTATAACGGACTCTGCTGCGGAAAATGCTGAAGTTGCCATTGGGACTTTAAAAAGAATGCACTTAGCCATGGCAGAGCTTGGAGCACAGCCAAAGCAGCTATATGAAGATTATCAAAAATTAATTGGAACATTTGCTATGTTTGGTGAATCTGCCGCTGCAAACATAGGAAAAGTATCTTTTGTTGCTCAAAAATTGGAAGTTGATGTTGGTGATATTACTGCTTTTGGAGATAACTTCAAGGACTATACTGGAGCAGCAAAAACAGCCCAGACAATCAATGCGGTGTTCGGAAGAAACATTATCGACAATCCGGCAGAACTGGTAAGAATATTCTATACTGGTGGACCGGGAGCCGCCTTAATACACGTTAGGGAAAAGCTGTTTAACTCAGGGATAGATTTGGAAGCAATGCTGTCCGGTCCCGCTGGTGCTGCAAGGCTTCAAATGCTATCTGGGCTATTCGGGGTAAACAATCAGACAATGGGCAGGATGCTGGGAGATCGATCAATCAATCAGGCTGTGTTGGATAACTTTGTAGAAACTGGAGAGTTGGTAGATCCGTCTAAATTTGACAAAACGGTAGAAGGCGCAATCCCTCAAGCAGATAAAATTAGAGCTGGTGCGGAAGATCTAGCCGTCAGGTTCTTGGGAATGCTAGTGGGGGACGAAGGCGATGTTTTTGGAAAAATTGGAGATGTAATAGATGGCTTGACGAAAGAAACAGTGGGATTGTTTGACCAAATGTTGGAAGATCAGATGAAGCCTATTATCAAAAAGATAAGGGGGACTTTTATGAGGGTTGTGGAAGAGGGACCATTGCTCCCGGCAGAAATCAACCCGACAACTCCCACAGAAGGAGG